GAGAAGGAATGGCCCATTACTGATTTCATGCTGATTTTTCCTCTTTTTCGGTGATAGTAGGGTTAGGGGTCGCTGGCTATTGTTGCTCAGCGAGCTTTACAGGAGCTTCATTTTCGACAATGTGTCGAACATCCTTCACTAATTCGTGAAAGCGGAAAACATTGATAGGTGTGTCCGTGAGATCGAACAATGCTTGTTCATCATCATAGGTGCCCAGGTAGAACATGGTGAAGTCTTGAGGGTGATTTGATACTTGCGTAGTAGTGTCTGCAAGCAAATCGAGTGCGGCCCTTCGGGCCACATCTTCATTGAGAAGCGCGAAAGGCGTATTGTAAATTTTGGCCTTTGAATCATAGATTGCGAACATGTCATGTAACATTAATTGAGTGCCCTTTGCAGTTGTTGGATGCGCTTTAATGTGATTTTTTCTTTGACCCGCAGCCGGTTTAATGTGTTATCCGGATGCATGTATTCGATAGCGTTTTGTCGAGCTTCGTGGATTGGCTCGTAGTCAGCTTCGTAGAATTTTGCATACATTTTGTGGTAGTAGGCGGGTGAGGGTAGTTTGATACCTTTGTCCGTGATGAATCCTTTATCCATATCGTGACGGTATTTTTGCCACCAGGTATGTGCAATTCCCGGGTTTCGGGATTGGAGGCCGAATTCCGGCCTGATGTATGTTAGCTCCCCGGTTACCTGGTCGCGCCTGGTGTAGTGATCGTCGGCGAGTTCGCCGTTGATTTTTTTCATGCAATAGCGTGCCACGTAGGCCGCGGATTGAAAGGTCATATCGCCAATTAGCGAGAAGCCTTTTCCCCATGCTTTATCTAGCAGGAGGGACGTATAGAGTTGACTCCCTTCATGGTTGGTTTGATGTAATAGCCTATCAGGGAAGGCATATCCGAAGATGATAGCGTGATAGTGAGGGCGTCCGATCGTATCGAGTGTCCCAGTGTCCTGGTTGACGCCATATTCACCACACATAAAGAATCTAATCTTTTCTGGTATTCGGTGTCGGAGGGATTTCATGAAGTCTTGCCAATCTGATTTATTGAGTGACAAGCCGTATGGGAGGTTTTGATCGTTGTAGGTGAGCGTGATGAAGGAGTTGTCCTGGTGCATCGATGCTTCGTGCACACAGCGCATTGCCCATTGGCGGGAATGCTCGAGACGGCAGCCTATGCAGCGGCCGCAGGGTAGAGTCATTTGATAATCGAGTTGAGCTTCTCCTTTGCTGAATGCAATGGGGTATTTTCCGTTGTCGTTACGGGTTTTGGCTCGCCAGCAATCGAGTGGGTAATAACAAGACATGTAGAGTATCTGCCGTTGAAGCTACAACCGGATGCCGCCGCGAGCAGGGCGGCCAGTACGATTCCTTTTATTACTAGAGCGGGCTGTTCGAGTGAATAGCCGCTTGGATTTCTTGCGGGAAATCTTTTTTCTGCGTCGCATTGATTACGCTCCTTAGAGTTTGTTGACAGGGTGAAACCTGTCAGTGGGAACATATATATCAAGTAGAGTGATGTTCCTGCGAGGGTGCGATTCAGCCATCCTTAGCGTAATTGATGATCGTACCTCGGCCTGTCTGGCTATCTGGTTGAGAAAGTCGATTCTATTCGCTTTCAGTGTTTCGGCGTACATAGCCGGATTGTAGATTGAGTAAAAGTACTGTCAAGACTTTTCGTGTTTAGTTGATAATTATGCTAGTTAGCACTAATTGGGTAGGTCGGATGAGTGTCACTCACCGACTATTTGTACCATTCGACGATTATTCCTTGACAGGGTCGTCTTTATCTGTGTCGTCTTTGGTGGTCTCCGGCGGTGCCTTTTTATCCTTTTCCCTGCGATCGCGGGGATCCGGAGCGGGCGCCGGGAGGTGTGAAGCGTCGAGTCCATAGGCCTCTATAGCTTTGACGTTGTCGGGATCTTGCATGAAGGCGATGTATTGTATGGGGTCGTTCTCGAAATCCGCCCTGATGTGACTGGGGACGGTCTCGAACATTGAGTTGGCCTCTGCAATGATGGTGTGTGCCTCTCTGAAGTCGGGCACTTGTGCGAAGTCGGCGTAGGTGCCTTTGTACTGGCTTACGTGATCCAGTACAGCATCCCTGCGGTACTTTCGCATGATGGTGTGGATATCGCACGAGGGTGCGTGAGATTGCTCAGTGAGGCTCTTAAAGCCTTCGAAGCTGAGCGGTGAGGGGTTGCGATATCTGTCTGGAGTGATATTACTCATTATATTTGCCTAGTTTTTTGAAGGGTGAGGGGCCTTTCACTTTTTTCCAGTTTTTCCAGCCTTTGTAGGCTTTCATTCCGAGGCCGGCGCCGGCGCCGCCTATCCCCAGGAGGGGTAGTATTGTCAGTGCCTCTTTGATTGGGAAGTTTTCTATTAGCTCCGTGTATATGATTTCTTGCCTGTTTTTTAGGTCTATTCCTTCGGCGGTATTTTGCTGCACTAAGACCTGCTTATCGATCAGTTCTTGCATGTGCGCTGATTGTTTCGCCTGTTCGGTTTTTAGCCCTATGTCGGCAGCGAGTTGTGATTTTTGGAGCTTTAGTTGTGATGTTTTTGCGACGTTAGATGATACGTCTTTTGCTGAGTTTTCCATGCGGGCCATAGCCCCGCCCGGAGTCGAAGCTCCGGATCCGCCCTTGGCAGATAGGATTGGATTTAGTCCAGCTAATCGAAGGTCTTTGACTTCGCGCTGGTGAGCTGTATTGCTCATTCTCTCTTGGAACTTCATTTGTTCACGCGAGAGTTTTTTGTTTGCTCGATTTGCGCGCTCTTGCCCGGCATAGCCGATGGCAGCGCTGAATACGTCGCCGACGCTCATTAGAAGCGATCGATGTTTCCAGGGACGCCAAAGAGTGGCATCGGCCTGGCGCAGATTAGCTTGTGATAGAAGTCTGCGATGAAGTGTATTTCAGTAGGTACCGCGATAACGCGGTCTATTGGTGGTTTGTCGATTATGAAGTTGCTGTCCAGTATGGGCAGCGTTGAGAAGTCCTGGCTCAAGTGCCAGGAATCGAGTGTATTACCGTTTCCGGTAGTTCCGTCCTCTGAATTAGATCTGAATTCGCCCGTGATAATCGAGGGCTTGAATCGATATTCGGCGAATCGTTCCTGATACCCGAAAGCGTCGTCATCGACTGGGGTGGGAACGGGATCAGTGTTAAGGACGGTGGGGCCCTGGTGGTAGATTTCTGAATTAGTTACTACTTGCTCACCTATGTGAGCCAGGGCGGGAAAGAAGAAGTCTAACCGATCGGAGCGTGTCCACATGCGGTTTAGAGATTGCTGATAGGTAAGGTCGGCTCTTACGTTGACCAGGCCGATGATGATGCAGTGCTCAGTGAAGGACTTCGTAAAGCCGTGACCGCTGAATGATGCGGTACCCACGGCAGACATACGGCCCAGCTCGGCGCCGTCAGTGGAGCCTGTGAGCGTGTCAGCTGTTGAGTGTAGTGGAGAGATATTTATAGGTGTGGATCCACCGCCGAGGTACTCCGGCCGCTGGAGGCGGGCATCGGGTGAAGTAACCCCGAAATGTGCCTTGATGGATTCTGTGTAGCGGGTTCCGCCCCTGGCGTCCCGCTCATACATTTTCTGAATTTGAAATGCCTGGCGCAGCTGGTTGATAGTTGCTGCGGTTGCGTTGGTCAGGTCAGTGCCGAGTTTAGGGTCTCCCCATTCGAGGGAGTCAGAGCTTTGACCTGTAGTGATATTGGTTAGTTTGACGCTGTCCCCTTCGCCGGTTCTCAGTGCGAGGGGTGTAGCTGGATCCTGCCCGATCACCGTAACGAAGTTCGGGATCCCGTTGGTAGATGGGTCAGGTATTACTGGCGCGAAGTCGCCCAGGGGCAGACTAACGGATGGGCCTTTTTGCGGCCAGGGCAAGCAGCTGGTGAAATAGTCATGGCGCTTGCCGCGCACCATAGGTGCGATTAGTGAGAAGGGTGTATCGGGCCCGTCGCCTTTGTCGATCGGTACCGAGTTTTGGAGATTTTCGTCCCTGAACCATTGATTGTAGATTAAATGGTATGCCCTGGTGAACAGTGCCGAATGTGTAACATCGACGTGAGTGGGCAGGCCGAAATAGTCAGCCAGGGAGTTGGTCATATAGCCCCCTGGATCTGATGTTGTAGTTGGAATGATGAAGTCCGTAGAATCGGCGGGGTCGTCTTGCTCCCCCATCATTTTTGTCCAGTTATCCCAAATTAACCTCATGGGGACTGCGAAATAAAATGTCTCCATATAGAGGTTATCCATAATTGGGAATATTGGAGTGGCCAGGCGGGCAAAGCCGCTGGTCTTAAGGTTGAAGGTGTCTCCCGGCAGCACTTCATCGAGGAAGAAGGGAACGAGGTCTCCGGCATTGAATGTTGTTTTGACGCCGTGACTGCGATCGAAGGAGGAACGAGGTATTTCAGCTCGAGGTACTTCGGAGAAGGAATGGCCCATTACTGATTTCATGCTGATTTTTCCTCTTTTTCGGTGATAGTAGGGTTAGGGGTCGCTGGCTATTGTTGCTCAGCGAGCTTTACAGGAGCTTCATTTTCGACAATGTGTCGAACATCCTTCACTAATT